ACCATCAATTACCGTTTCTATTCGTGAAGACGAATGGATGGAGGTAGGTGCTTGGGTATTTAAACACTTTGACGAATTATCTGGTGTTTCATTTCTTCCTTACTCAGAACACACCTATGTACAAGCTCCTTATCAGGATGCTACAAAGGAAGAGTATGAAGCATTCGTAAAAAAGATGCCAAAGCATATTGCTTGGGAAAATCTATCTTTATACGAAACCGAAGATAATACTACTGGTTCTCAGTCACTTGCTTGTGTAAGTGGGGAATGTGAATTGGTAGATATTGGCGCATAAATAATGCCCTCTCCAGACCCCGCCTTTAATCTCACGAGAGGGCGGAGTCTTTGTATTTCCAATGTAAGATGGTATAATTTTGTTATAAATATTTATGAAGTGGGCGTGGCATGTCAGTAAACAATAATTACACTTTAATTCAAGGTGATAGTTTTCAAATTCAGGTAGCTTGGTATGATTCAAACAACAGTATAATCAACCTATCTGGATATTCTGCTGTCTTTGAAGTCAGAGACCAGCCTGGCGGTTCAATTTTATGTACAAGCGGATCATTAGGTTCTATACCTTCAAGTGGATCATTGTCTGGTCTTTATCTTAGCACTCCTAGTGCCAGTACTGGAATTATCAATATTAATGTTCCAGGAACAATAACAAATAATTTCAATTATCCAAGATCTTCGTATCAATTAAGAGTCCAGAGTTCTTCTGGAATTAGATCCACTTTAGTCCAGGGCTGGATAAGTGTGAATGCGGGTACAATTGAAATATGACAGACAACATAAATATTAATCAAACAATTAATACTGTTAGTGCTACTCAGATAGTAAATAATGTTGTGGTTTCTTCCCCAGGTCCACAGGGACCAATTGGAACTTTTAATATTGCAACTATTCCAACAATTTATCCAATTACAAATACATCTGGAAGTATTGGTTACAGTGCCTCTTATATTCCTGCTAGTGCTACATATTCTGCAAGTTCTGAAATCTCTGGATCAACCGCCCAAACAGATTTTTCTAATTTAACTATATCAGGCTCACAAGTTGCTACACAGGCTTATGTAATATCTTCAATTCCCGCTTCAGCAACATACGCAGGAAGTGCTATTTACTCAAGTAGTACTGGATATGTAGATGCATCTAACATATACGGAACACTTGGTGGGACACAGATACCAGTTAGAAATATTATTGGAACCTGGTCATCTGGAAATTTTTATGCATACGGAGAAATGGTTGATTATAATGGAGTTGTATATCAATCAAAATCAACTGGGACATCTAATATAAGTCCAGATGCTGATACTAGCAAATGGTCTAGACAAACATCATTATACTCTGCAAGTGCAATAAATGCGTCAAGTGCATTATATGCAAATCAGACAGGAAACTCAAGTAGCACTTCGCAAACAAATTTTACCACCCTGACATTAAGTGGTTCAAATGTAGCTACTCAAGCCTATGTATTAGCAAATATTCCTGCATCCGCCCAATATGCTGGTTCAGCACTATATGCAACAAATGCTGGAAGTGCAACATATTCAACATCGGCGGGATATGCAGTTAATTCTGGTTCATCACAATATGCTTCATCTGCAGGATATGTTTCTGCATCTAATATTTCAGGTGTCGTAGCATCTGCAACAAATTCTGCAAGCTCTATATATGCATCAAGTGCTATATATGCTACAAATTCTGCATCATCAATTAATGCAAGTTCTGCTGGATATGCAACAAATGCAGGTAACGCAACTACCACTTTACAAACAAACTTTACTTCCCTGACACTAAGTGGTTCAAATGTAGCTACACAACAGTATGTATTATCAAATATTCCTGCTTCTGCCCAATATGCAGGTTCGGCATTATATTCAACAAATGCTGGAAGTGCATCATATTCTTCATTAGCTGGGTCTGCAACAAATGCGGGTAACTCAACTACTACTTCACAAACAAACTTTAATACGCTTACCCTGAGTGGCTCTAATGTGGCAACACAAGCATATGTACTTGCTAATATACCTGCGTCTGCTACATATTCGGGTAGTGCTTTATATGCTAATAATTCTGGAAGTTTGGGCGGTATTGTATCTGGGAGTTATGCACTTCTTAGTTCCCCCGCCTTTATAGGAACTCCTACAGCACCAACGGCGGGAAGTGGAACAAATACCACACAGGTTGCTACTACAGCATATGTTCGTGGAGAAATATCAAACTTAGTTGCCTCAGCACCAATAACACTTGATACACTAAATGAATTAGCAACAGCACTTGGAAATGACCCAAATTTTGCAACAACTACAGCATCTCAAATTGGACTAAAAGCAAATACAACTTATGTAGATAGTCAAGATCAAGCATATTATGCAAGTGCTCAAGCATATACAACAAGTCGTGGATATGTAACATCTACTGGTTCTGTAGCGTATGCTACAAACTCTGGAAGTGCAAATTATGCAATATCTGCGGGTTCAGCAATAACATCTACATCTGCTACATATTCTGCTAATTTAGATGGATATCCTGCTAGTTCTTATGCACTTTTGAACTCCCCGTCATTTACTGGTACCCCACTTGCTCCAACTGCTGCATCAAATGTTTCAAATACTCAAATTGCAACAACAGCATATGTTAATACAGTAGTTGCAAATAATACATTATTAACAGCATCTTATGGATATTCTGCATACATATATCAAACAGAAAATGTAACTTTAACAAGCGGTACAGCATCAGCAGTTCCTTGGAATCAAGGTCCAATTCAAAACGGCATATCATACAATGGTTCAAGTATTACATTTGCCTATCCTGGATATTATGTTTTAAACTATAATATTCAAATGAATGGCGGGGGGAATGGAAACTCTGTTAATGCTTGGTTTAGAAAAAATGGAACAGACATCCCCGATACCAATTATGAAATTGCGTTTTCAAATCAAAATCCAAAACAATTAATTATTGGAACCTATACTGGCAAGTTTGATGCTGGAGATGTTATTCAAATTATGGTGTTGTCAACTGGTACAGGTCCATATATCTGGGGTCATGCTTCAGCAGTTGATCAACCTGCAACACCAGGAGCAATATTTAATGCTAATTTAGTTACATACATACAATCAGCATCAACTACGCCATACTCATCAAGTGCTGGCTATGCAAGTTCGGCTGGTACTTCTGCAAGTTTGGGCGGGATTATAAGTAGTAGCTACGCCCTTCAATCATATGTAAATACACAAGATACTAATTATTATGCATCCGCACAATCATATGCAAATAGTGCATCATTTAATGCATATTCTTCTGCAACATTCTATGCAAATTCTGCATCTTTAAATGCATATAACACTGCAAGTGCTTATACAAAAAGTGGTTCTTGGAATAATATAAATGCTTCTGTTGCTTATGCAACAAATTCAGGTTCATCAAATTATTCAACAACTGGAGCAAGTGCTACAATTTCAAGTTCTGCAAATATTTCATCAAGTGCTAATATTTCATCAAGTGCTAATATTTCATCAAGTGCTAATATTTCAGCAAGTTCAAATATTTCAGCAAGTTCAAATATTTCAGCAAGTTCAAATATTTCATCAAGTGCTAATTATTCAAGTTCTGCAGGATTTGTGTTAAGTTCTAATGTATCTGGTACAGTTGCTAGTGCTACTTATTCTTCTTCTGCCATTTATTCATCAAGTGTCGGCGGTAATTTAGTAGGCGGATCATTTGATACTTCAAGCACATCAGTAACATTATTTTCAACTCCAACTACAATTAATATTGGCACAACTGGTTCAGCAACCAGCACATTTAAATTAGGAAATGGAAATACAACTGCTTCTTTTAATGCTAATACAAATATTTATGGAACTCTAGTAACAAATAATACTATAAATTCAGGTAAAATAACAGCATCTGGGGCAGCATTCTCAAGTTCTGTTTCTGTAGTAGGTAATGCTTCTATAACAGGAAATACAATATCATCATCTTTTACAGGAGATGGTTCTGCAATTACAAATATACTTCAAGCGGGATATAGAAAATTATCTACTGGATATTATTTACCACAATGGTTAAATGGTATTTCATATAGTACAACACAAACAGCAAGTATCCTTTATTTGATTCCAGTAGTTATTCCAAATACCTGCAGTTTAAATTTCTTAGGTGTTGACTATTCTGCTGGTAACGGAACTGCTGTAACAATGAAGTATTCAGTATATAATTCAGACTCAAATGATCAACCCAATGCTTTAGTTGCAAGTGTTACTGCAACAACTGGTGTTACTGCAATTTGGGCTGCAAACCCAACAGTAACAGTACTTACGCCAGGAGTATATTGGCTTGGATATTCTGGAACGGCAGTTACTATGCCAAATGGTCGTGGTTATTATGGAAACGCACCATTTATTATTAATACTGCATCTCCTGTTCCAAATACCAACCCAATTTCAGCATACACAATAAATATTGGTGGAAATCAGCCACCAGCATCATTATCTGGTTCAACATTTGGTGTGCAAAGTGGTGCTTTTAAAATGTATTACGGTATTGCATAAAGATTGAGACTTAATAAAACTAAAGAAAAGGTATAATAGATAGTATGTCATATGATTTACAAATACTAAGAGATAATCCAATAGGATATTGGTCATTAAATGGTACTAATAAAGATATTACCAAAAATGCTAATACGCTAGGTTTGAGTGGTAATTATGTAGTCCCGCCTATTATTGCAAATAGTGGATCATCTTTAAAAGTAAACAGTTCTACTACAGCATCTATTGAAAACACGGGTGTCTATGAATGTTTTGCACAAAATTATGACAAAAGAACATTTACTATTGCATTTTGGTTTAGTTTAAATAATCAGTTAAATGGTTCTGGTGCAGGAACCTATCAAAATAATCAATTAACACTTTTTTCTATTCAAAATAATACAACTATTATTGGAAAAATTGTATATGATTATAAATCAAATACAATTAGATATACATTTCCTGGAACTGGAAACACAGATTCTTATTACATAGTCCCCGACTTTGACAAACAATATTATATTGTTGCTACCTATTCAAATGGCAGTATATCTTTAAATGTTAATGGTAAAGCAGCAACTGGCGGAAGTGTTATTGATAAAAGTAATTTTGCAACTTTAAAAACAAATCTACGATTTGTTGTTCAAGACACAACTATTCCATCTGGATCTAGTTTTATTATTAGCGGAATTGAATTTTATAATTACCAGCTTTCTATAGATCAAATACAAAGACACATACTTTGGGCTGCAAATGACGAAAAACCAAACTTTCAGGCAACAATTTCACCATATACTTCATTAATTTCTTTTTTTGAAGATCCACAACTTGTAGGTTTTTCCCGCACAATATCTGGATTAGATTTTTCAAATACAGGTCAATTAAATAAATTGCGGGTTCGTAATGATGGAATTAGTGCTTTACAGTTAGATCCATTAATCTTCAATAATTTATATGACTCAACAGCATCATATACAATTAATAGTTCATCTGGAATTACTTTTTCAGCAAGTTCTTATGCTGGTGTAGACATTCCATTTATTCCCCAGTACTTTGATATCAATACTGGTTTTACCGCATATATGACTATTAATAGAACATCGACTGGCAGTTATAATGAATATCTGTTTGGAATAACAAATGTTAATGGAAATTTTTTATACCTTGAGTATGATGTTCCAGATGGTAATACCAATTATCATCTTAGAGCATATAATCCATATACTGATACTGTAACAAGCTTAATAAATTTATCTAGTGGTCAATCATATTCTACCGCAAAAATTTCTAATATTGCAATAAATTTTAGTGCAAGTAGTTTAACATTGTATACATCAGATAATTCTGGTCAAACAGCATCATTATCATATTCTTCTGCATCTGGATTTCTTCCGCTAACAATGGATAAAAATTCTACAATGACTATTGGAAATAGTTATCATTCTGCAAAAAACTTTTATTCTTATATAAATAACTTTGGAATAACAGATGTGGCAATACCATTAATATCATCTACACCATTTGGAAGTTTATCAACCTTTCTTGTTTCATTTCAAGATTCAACAAGTCCTTTTAGAGTTAAACAAAGAGGAAGTTGGATACATCAAATTCCTTCTGTAACAATACCAATGGCTACTTATTTTGGAACAGTTTTTGATTGGGCGGGAATAGATAATTGTCAATTATCATATTCAATTGATAGTGGAAGTACATTTAATGTAATTAATAGATATGAAACTGCAAGTTTATACAATACTCTTAATGTTCCACAAAACATTAGTATTAAAGTTCAAATAGATACAGATTACGACTTAGATTCAAATTATCAAACATTTAATAATTTTTATTACAATATTTATGATTTTCCAAACATATTATCTGACAATACACCATACACACTTATATCTGGTTCTGGAAAAGACACAACTAGATCTAACTTAGTATTTTCAAATGGTACAAATAATATTTTGGCTAGACAAAAGAATTTTGGAATAAAATTTGGCGGTGCAAGTCCAACATTTGCTCAAATTCAAGTGCCATCTGGAGCATCATATTCTGCTGTTGAATTCTGGTATAGACCAGATTCAATAGTATCTGGTTCTTTAAATTATATTATTAATTCAGTATCTGGCTCTGCTACAACGTCAACACTATTTATTGATGCAACATCAAAATTTCAAGTAATATCAACATCATCAATATCATTATATATAAATGGAAATTTAACAACAAGTGGTTTGTATACTGCAAATAAAAATGATTTGTATCATATTGTTTTGGTCTTATCTTCACCAAATTCAAGCAATCTTTATTTAAATGGAAATTCTCTTGGAACTGGTGCCGTTAGATCTAATGGAACATTTGGTCATATTCAGTTCTGGGATTCAAGTTACACTCCATCTTCAGCAGATATTTTAGATAGATATTTACAGTTTGTTGGAAAAACTATATATCCCATTACAGATACAAATACTTCAAAATTATATTCTACATCGTCATCAGATAGCTATGTTGCTACATTAATTGGTTAATATATGTTCAAAAATTTCGTTTTCGTAAGCAAAAATGGTAAAATCTAGTTATGACAAATATGAAAATTACAGAAGTTGAAGAAGTTACATATGGACTTTATTTATGGCAAACACCTAATGGAAAATTAGTAATGGATGAAGATGGAAATTACCTTAATATTGCTGCAATGAAAGGTGATATTAGAAAAATTAATATTCTTAAAAAAGCAGCAAAATCTTATGGACTAGAAGGTGAGCCAGTTTGGTTTTCTGGACACCGCCAGGTTACTGATGCTGAATATGAAGAGCAACAGCAAAGAATGGATTGGGGACTTATTCCAGACGAACTTGATGTTCCAGCTATTAAAGAAGATATTGAACAAAAGAAAAAGATGGGGTTATATAAATAATGGCTAATTTAGTACCAGTAGATGATGACGATGATGATACCCAAACAATTAAAATTGTTTCGGACCGTGATCGTGTAGCAAGATCTGCAGAGGCAGAATATGATGACCCATTTTCAAAAAGCTGGGATGAACTCAAAAAAATTGATGGTCTTAACGAAAACTTTAAGCGTAGAGCAAATAGACTAGAAAAATCATTTACTGGCATAGATGATGCTAAGTCAAAAAAATTAGACCCACTTGATCTAACTGGATATTCATTATTTATGATTGTCCAACCTCCATATAATGTTATGTACTTGGCTCAACTTTTCGACCTTTCACCATTTCATCACGCAGCGGTTGAAGCAAAAGTAGCTAATGTTATTGGTTTGGGGTATGATTTTGTTGAGACACAAAAAACATTGGATAAAGTTGAAGATGTTATGGATAACCCTGCTAAATTAGATAAAATTCGTAGAAATATTTCTCGTGGTCGTTCAGAACTTAAGAAGTATATGGAAAATATGAACTCCGATGACGGTTTCTTAGAAACTCTTAAAAAGGCATATACGGATCTAGAAGTTACTGGAAATGCATATATTGAAATTGGTCGTACATCAAATGGTAAAATTGGTTATATTGGTCATATTCCTGCTATTACAATGCGTATCCGCCGACATAGAGATGGTTTTGTTCAGGTTGTTTATAACCGTTATACATTTTTTAGAAATTACGGAGACACAATTACAGAAGATCAAATTGGTACAGATCCTAGACCAAACGAAGTTATTCACTTAAAAAAATATTCACCAACAAACACTTATTATGGTATTCCAGACATTATGTCTGCAAAAAATGCAGTGGCTGGTGATGAGTTTGCTCAGAGATTTAACCTTGACTATTTTGAAAACAAAGCAGTACCAAGATATGTTATTACCGTTAAGGGTGCTCGTCTTAATTCAGAATCAGAAAGAAAACTTTTAGAATTTTTTCAAACAGGACTTAAGGGTAGAAATCATAGAACACTTTATATTCCACTTCCATCAGATGGTGAGAATGCTCGTGTAGAATTTGAAATGAATGCAATTGAAGCAGGAATTCAAGATTCGTCATTTAAAGAATACGCAATTGAAAGTCGTGACCGTATTCTGTTGGCACATCGTGTACCAATTAGTAAAATTGGAACACCTCAAGGAATGTCTTTGGCAGGTGCAAAAGACGCTGACAAAACCTTTAAAGAACAGGTATGTCGACCAATGCAAGACTATATTGAAAAGAAACTTAGTGGAGTTGTTTCTGAAATTACAGATGCATTTACCTTACAGTTTAATGAACTTACTCTTACAGATGAAGAAACACAAGCTAGAATAGACGATGTTTACTTAAAAGATCAGGTTATTGTTCCTAATGATGTTAGACTTCGTAAGGGTCTTCCTCCAAGAGAAGGTGGAGATGATCCACTTGTTATTGGTGCAAAAGATGCTGCAGAAGAAAAAACACAACAAAATGGAACAAGGCAAAGAGATCAAAAAAGAAAAATAAATGCTCCCGATACTCAAGGCGATGCTCGCAATCCAAAGGGTGAGGGAAGAACTCAGGAGTAAAATAATACCTTAAATTTTGTATTCCGTACAAAACTTGGTATCATTTAAATAGTATGAATATTCAAAAAGCCACATGGTCAAATGGAGATCGCAAGATGAATCTTGCTTTTCCATTTGCTAAAGTAGATAAAGAGAATCGAACAGTGTCAGGTTTTGCCACACTGAATAATTTAGACCGTCATGGAG